AATGCCGTGATGCTCATTTGTAGTGCACCACCGTCGTCTTGGACTTCAGTGACACTCATTACTCTAAACAGTTTAGAACTAAATCCAAATCGTGTGTTGGTTACATCTACGATATCACCTGCTTTGATATTGTAATAACTAAAGTCTGTTTGGAACTGTATAATTTTATCAATGCGACTTTGTTTAAGTTCAATCAATCCCAACATCTGTGCCTGGATGGGCTCATTAATGATGTCGTAGGTTATTTCAAGAGTGTTATTTTCTTCGTTGGTGTTGCGACTGAATGGTGTCCAGTCTGCAGGTATGCTAGATGTTGGTACTGCTATATTATAGAAGTCCGCACTATCACGAAGTTCTCTATGTGGAAACTGCACCTTAACACTATTATATAAATCCTGTAATCCAGTGCCACCAAGACTGATACTGCCTATGATATTTGAATCATCAAAACTGGCAATGCTGGTGTCTGCTTTGTTGATAACAATGCCCCACTTGCCTTCATGTGTGTCGTAACTTAACCAACTGGCTGTGGCATTTAGAATTGCTTCTGCATTTTCTAATACTGGATTTTTACTATCAAGCAATCCATTGATTTGATAACGATCCGCCAGTGTTTCAGCACCAGTGCCTTGATCAGCATAGGCAACACCAGCCACAGAATAAGTGTTAAGGGCAGTGACATCAGCAGTTAAGATATCACCTGCGGTAATACCTGCACCATATGTGGTGTTGGTTAGATAATCATATATGACATCGCCTGGCTGAAACATAGAGTTGCTGATATTAAACAGCATATCTCCTAGGCCAGTTATATTCTTTTCACGATTGTAGTCAACACGAACAAGAGCAAATACCACATTGGTTAATGCGTGTGTGCCACTTGTCCAATTTGGAAATAGTGTTTCTGAATTGCCTGGAGCAGTTCCAGCATAGCCACTTGGTAATTGTCCAGCAGTTCTTCCGCCTGCATAGAAATATACCCTTACCTGTCCGCTGATATTTCTATCAATTGTTCCGCTTTTGTCTACAGTATAATTGGCAGTAATACCATCTGCGTTAAAAATTATTCGTTGATTGTTCCAATAGACATTGTTTAGGGTATAAGCACTGGCGGTACTTGATGAATAAACTGTGCCAGTCTTTTCTGTTAGTGCAATAGCATACCACATGGTTTTATTGCTATTGGTCATTACGGCATCAAAGATGTTACCGCCAAAGAAAGCACTACCATACAATATAGGTATCTTGCTATCAGCGTTGGGATTTATCTGTAGTCTAACACCTTCATCAATATTTTGTGTGCCAGTGTCGTTGCCTTTGATTGCACTCTTGCTTAATTTGTTAAGAGTAAATCCAAGTATGGCTGTTTTAGCCAATGTGCCAACAATACTGTTTCCTGACAGAGTACTAACAGCACTCTTGGTAAAGTTTACAATGCCACTTAAGAAACTCATTGTGGTGCTCCAAAGTTGAAGTTAGACTTCTGTAATGGTAAAACACGAGCCATATCGCCATTGGGAAAGTCTTGTGTATTTGTTCTTCTACCATTGATTTTATTTTGCAGTAGTTCAACCACTGAAGTCACAATCAATGTCAATGTCACAGTTCCTGTGTCACTGCCCATGTCTAAATCATCGCTGACATCATAGTTTGAAACAATACCTTGAAACTTACCTGCGGGGTTACCTGCAATGCTTAACAATGCACCTGTGTCAACATTAAAGAAGCCACGATATACTTTGCACTCACTGCCTTTGATACGATTATTGATTATGTCAGAGACATTGCCACTTGGAATGCCTGAGATGCTGATGCTAAGTTCGCTGGGTGTAGCACGAAGATTGTCATCAGTGTTGCCTACTGCCAACAACTGTCCTAGTCCTGTATAACTTGTTCCATCAATGGTATAATTTCTGTGATAGTCACTGAATGTTAATACTGCATAACCAGGAATGTCTAACTTGACAAATAAGTTCGTTTGTATTGAGCGATATGAACTTAGATCAATAGCCATTAGATAGCCTCCGCGAATACGAAAGGTCCGTCCCAGCCTACTTGATCTCTAGCAAATACTGTCCACTTAGGAAACTGAACGCAGATAACACTCCATGTCACTGACTGTCCTACTATCAATGTATATGATCCTGCGGCTTCACGCACTGGACGATTCAATGTAATAGTTGTGCCATTATAGACAACATCACTGACAACACTATAAACTGATCCGCCTGAGCCTAATTGTATTAAGTCACCTGAACGGAATCTATAACCACTGCCTAATGATGCACCTGAAGTGATTGTTACAGTATTACCTGATGTGAATGTTACTCCAATGCCGCTTAGACTGGTTAAGTTACCTTGATAGCCTGTTAGCCAACTGTGATTAGCGTTGTTGATTTGTATTGTACCAACTGTCACACGATCCAAGGCTTCCATACGCTCAATCAACGGACGATATTCACTCCATCTAGGACCGTTAGGAAGACTTACTTCAAACTCCCAAATCTGTCCACCTAGGCTGGTTGACTTTACTGTGCCATCACGGCTCACAGTCTGTGATACTTTCTTTCTACGATTAAAACTAATTGCTTCCGCATTATCAATAACTGTTTGAAACGCTGTGGTCATCTTTATCTCCTACTAAATGGGACTGTCTTTCTACCTTGCTCTGTGACAGCGTAAATGAAACTTGGGTCACTGGCAACTAACTCTTTGAAACTGCGAGCATCAACTGCAGATATGTTATAGGTTACTGAACCACCGCCGCTGAGTGCATTGTTTGGAATCACACGATTACCACTTGCACCTACTAATAGTTCAGGACCACGCTCGCCTACAATGACAGGACCATTTGTTGGAACAATACCACCATTGGCAAAGCCCAGCAATGATGTTAGACTCTTGAAGCCACCGCCACTACTTCTACCACCGCCACCTAGTACCTGTGCAATAAGTTGACGGACTTGACTGCGTAATAGTTCTTCAAGGATGGTGTTTAAGAAACTCTTAAATTCAAACTTACCTGTTCTTGAAAACTCAACAACTGCATCTTCCATGCCTTGTGTAATCTTATTAAAGATTCTACCAGCAGTTTCAAAGTTTTCTTTTGCACTTTCAACATAGGTGTTATAGGCTTTAGACCAACCCTTGGCAAAGTCACGACTGTTTTTAACATCTTGTTCGTTCTGGACTCGGGTTTGTTCTAGTCTTTCATCATAGATACCATTGATTTCTTTTTCACGAGCCAGTCTTTCTGTTTCTGGTAAGTCTTTGATCTGACGGATACGACGAAGTATTTCTAATCTTTCTTCTTCAATATCAAATAGACGCTGTGCTCTCTCTTGTTCTTTGTCTGTGGCAGTAAGATTCTCGTTGGCAAATTTATTTCTTTTAGCAAGAACTTCATTAACTGCTTCTTCTTCTTGAACACGAGCCTTTGATGTGCGGATAATGTCTTCAATACGCTCACGCTCACGCTGTAAGGCTTCTGTGGTACGCTGTCTTACTGCGGCAATGTCTGCTTCTGCTTTTAATTTTAATTCAGTTTCTTTTAGAGTAAACTCTTCTTCTTTTTGCTGTCTTGATAAACGCTCTTGACTAAAGATTTGTGTCTTGGCTTTTTCAATTTCAGCGGCTGCATTGATATTGATAGCAGTGATATCGCTATTTGACTTTTCTTCAATGGCTGTCTGCTTATCAGCGAACAACAATAGAGCACTTAGTCTATCTGAATTTGATTTTAATTGTTCTTGTTTTTTGATATCAGCACGGGTTGAGGCAATACGCTTTTCATATTCTGCGGCTGCTTTGATATCTGCTTCAGGAGTCTTACCAAAACCACCTCCCTCTGGACCTTTTGGTGTTGTGCCTGCCGGACCACGAAGTGCTTTGTCAGCATCTGCTCTGGCTTTCTTTAGTTTTTCCTGTTCTGCTTGAAACTTTAATCTATCTTCTTTGGCTTTGTCCGTTAGCATCTTTAATGGAGTGCCTAATCCTACAGGATTCTTAATGTCAGCACCAAAGAAATTCAGGAAGCCTGCGATAGCATCAGTTGGTAGGTTTAGAATTTCAGCAGTTAGATATCCTAACTCTTCTGTAATCTTTGCCAAGCCTGCACCAATTCCGCCTTCATTTACAGCCTTGGCTAAACTACCAAATGCAATGATTAAATTGTCTTTGATTGACTTATAGACTTTGTCTATCTCATCATTGAACTTGTCAAGGTTGTCAGCACCTTCTTTAATAGCAGGATTATCAGCAGAATTTAATTTTTCAAGTTCTAATCTGTTCATCAACTTGCCCATAATGTCAATGGACGCATTGTATTGATCGGTACTTAATGATCCTTCATTAAATCTATCTGTAATGTCTCTTAAAATATCATTAGTATCTCTAACTTTACCAGAAGAGTCAGTAATAAAAATACCTAAATTTCTAAATGCTTTTTGTAGATTTTCATTGCCGCTGGCTGCTTCATTTATGCTTTGATTTAATTTTCCTAATATGGCACCAGCATCTTCCATCTTACCGCCTGCGGCGATAAGACTTCCTGCAAAACTATTAACACGATCCGCGGCAATGCCTGTTGCACCTTCAATATCTTTTAAGTCACCGGCTAATCGTAAAGCCTGCCCACCAAAGATTGAAAAGGCAGCACCAGCGGCTGCTGCCGCAAGTCCAACAGGACCTAATTTAGAAACAATACCATTCAGTGTGTTGCCTAATGGACCACCAACTTGAGCAAAGTTAGAAACATCGTCTTTAAGTCCGCTGACTGCATCGCCAGCCTGCTTGATCTTTTCAGCACCAACTGTCTTAAATCGTAAAACAAAATCTTCTATAGTAGCCATCGTCGCTCCTTAAGCCTTCTTATCTAAATATTCTTGTATGGCTTTGAGCGTGGGCTCAGTCATACCAACACCACCATTCTGCTTTGAGTATCCCTCATCTAATCGCTTGGCATAAGGATAGTCAGCATGGATAGTATCGCCTTTGAGTCTAGTTTTATTCTTGGCATTACCATTACGCACAGGTGTGAAGTCTTTGAATACAGGAAAGGCAACACGGGCTAATTCCTTAGGTTGCGTGTTCTTTTGTATCTGGCTCAATCTCAACGCTATGTTGTTGTTTGATCCTTTCATTTTGCTCCTCCTTGTCCTTTTTGACTTTAGCCATCATAGACATCATTTGTTCCTGCGTCAACTTAGGTGCTACTGGGCGACCTGTCGAGGCTTCTGTGTGTAACTTATTCTCCCAAGCCACCAATGTTTCAGTAACCTTAATATCGTAAGTTGTGGCTGTGTCACGGACTTGACTTGGTAGCAGTCCATAGGCCTTAGCCATTCTTCCAATACTGATTACTTCTGCAAACTCCCAGTCTTGTTCGCTGATGTCTTGGGTTTTAATTTTCCCAAAAAATCATTTACTCCTACTAACACGGCTAATACCAAGTCTACTGGTAAGACTTGTTCTGGGCTTAATGCTGGTGTGCCGTCTTCTTTGCGTATAAGAGTACGAAGCAAATCGTTTAACTCTTCCGTCTTTTGTTCTTGTTGTAGACGATAGAATTTGAAATAGGTATCAATGCCTAGTTCATCTATCATCCAGAATGTGATTACCTCGCCGTAGCGATCTACAATATCAGCGTCAGTGATTTCTACTTTTGCTAACTTGGGTATTTTTGCTAATGTTGAAATGTCCATCTGTTAATCCTTTTGTCTGTTAATCAATGTGTGTGCCAACACCAAGAGGAACTTGACGCGGCCCTGTGCTTTTTCTATATCACCACGAGCACACTTTAATTCATTTGTGCATTTGGCGATCTCTGCTATAAGACTTTCTAGCAGTTCTTTGTCATTCTTGTTATCTATGACATCCATATATCTTCGTCCCTTTGTATTTATAGGCGGTGAAAGAAAAGGGGGCTGTTATGCCCCCATTCCTGACTCGCTCCCGAGTCCTTAAGATGCCGCTACTGTGTATTCGCCTGATACTGTGATAGTAACTGGTGATACCCATACTGGTGAGTCGGCAGTCACTGTAGGTGCCAATCCAGTAATGTATCCTACACCTTTGATAAAAGTGTCGGTAGTAGAGTTCTCAACTCTGATTATGAAGTTAATCAATGTCTTGTTACGACTGCAACCAAATAGACCTTGTTCTGCAATAGTGCCGGTGATACTTGCCGCCACAGTGGTACCAAAGAATGTGGCTGTATCAACAACCAAGTTCATTGAAATACTGTTTGTAGAGGTGGTAGCAATTTGCTTCTTAGCAGTTGAATCTAGTTGGCTCCAAGTAAAGACATCGTTAGCCGCATTGATAGTCATATCTTGTAGGGCTGGTATCGCAAGTGCTCCTACGCCTTGTGTGATGTCGCTTTCACTACTTGCAACATCAAGGCTTAGGGTCACTGCGTTAGCAGTTCCTGGTGCTGGGTTAATATATGCCATTTGGCAATCTCCTTATTATGATGATATTTTTGTAAATCGTATTTCTATCTCTGTTACCATAACATCGTTCTCATAACTTACTGCCACAGTTGCTTCGCGACGGTTTGTACCATCTGCGATGTCAATGTTTTTAGCAAGTATTAGATCCTGTACTAGGGTATCATAGTTAGAAGGAACTGTTTTTGCATCGTTGGCAAAATAGATCCGCGTACTTTGTGTTTGTTGATTGATACTCAGTGTGCCTAAGGTTGCAATCAAGGGTTCTGAAATATATTCAACATTGTCTACATAAATCTTTTTCAAGTTTTTTATGTAAAGTGGTATGGTGTTGTCTCTCCAAGGGCTTTCCTCTGATAGAAGATAACCTCCTAGTGCCAATCCATTAATATAATCAAGAACTTCTTGTCGCATTATCTTACTCTCTTAAGGTTGTATTGACCTGGAGACTTCTCTGCGGAACTTATGGTTCCACTGTTGTCAAAGTCATACCAATCACCATTAGTGATTAACTCACCAAGTAGTGTATCTGCCTTTTGAGTGTAGTAGCCCATCTTTTGTCTTTCAGCATTGTCTTCGCTTCCAAAGTCAGCGATTGACGGTAGGATGAACTCACTTAGTGCAGTATAAACGCAGAGATCCGTAAAGTCATTAAGTCTTGCCTTAATTCTATTAGGGTTCACTGCGGGAATGTCTGCCACTGTGTTGTAAACGGTGTTTTGGTCACGACGGATGTAGTAACTTTTCCACCAAGCACTAGAGCGTATCTTTGAAAGGATACGCTCTGTTGCTCTTATCAATTGTGTATCCACAATGTCGTCAGATAGGCCTTCATTGGCTTCAAAGAGGCGTTGATCTTTATTCACCACATCTTGAAACTCTGCAAAACTTACAACTGTTCCTGCTTCTTCAATGAATGCCATTCTATTCTCCTAATTACGCTGGGTCAACTAATGAACTGTCTGCGGTAATTTTGCAACCGTAGCCATCATAAAGTTCACCAACACCGTAGTGTGCGGATGCAACAATATCATCACCAACAAAAGAAGCACGACGCTGAGTCTCGATAGAGATATCACCAATCATTGCCAAGCCTAATGCATCGCGGTGGAATACAGCACCAACATAGTCACCAGCGGTGCCTGTGTTAGCAATGTTTGCACTTTCAAATACTGGAACACCAAATAGTGTGCCAACATAACCAGTAGTCATTGCTTCGTTCTGGACGACACCAGCATTTGGGTTAGCAAATGTGTTTGTCAATGCGGACTTCAAGTCATAGGCAACATATGGGTTCAATACGCAAGCCAATGCATCACCAGGAACAGCGTTAGCACGAAGACGAGCAACTGCGTTGGCTACTAGAGCCGCTGACATTGCTGTGCTTGCACCGCCTACGCCTACTGAGAAGCCTGAGAATAGAGCCAATAAGTCTTGGTCCATTTTCTTAGCGATTGCTTCACCGAATAAACGGCCCATGTCTGCAACTACATTAGAAGCAGAACTTGCACGAACTAGGTCAGTGATCATTGTGCGAATAGCAATAGTAGAAACAGTTAGTGTAACACCATCAGTGGAAATTGCTGTGTTAGATACTTCATCACCTTCTGTCACAGCGGTTGCTGATTGCACTGGGTAGATAGGAACAGTAATTGTCTTACCGTTGCTTGCTGGGATTGAATAATTTTTAACGAGACCACGCATGATGCTTCTCTCGTTTGCTACGAACATTGCCTCAGCAGTAATTGCTGGTAACAGGTCGTTTAGTGTTGTGGTTGTAGAACCGGCCATAATAAAATTTCCTTTAAGTTAGTTAAGCAAGACCTTGAGCCTTGCGATATTCTTTATAGGCTGTACGGTGTTCTGGATTTTTCATATCTAAACTAGATAAGTCAATCTTTTTACCACCAACAGCCCCGCTTACATTGCTTTTGGTAGAAGTCGTTGTGGGATTCGCTAACTTAAAATGAGGATTTGTGTCTAAGAATTCTTTGACTAAATCATCTACGCCTATGGGTTCACCTTTGTCCGAATAACGAACTGAGCCCTTGCTATCCACTACTTCAACATCACCGCCGTCACCAAGACGAATATTAGACGATAATAGTGCCTTAACTTGTTCTGCATTGACAGCATTGTATTTTGCTGCCGCTGAGATAAGTGGCGTATTAATCTTATATTCCTTGATGACTGCATCTCTCTTAGAGATTTCAGCATCTTTTTTTGCGGCTAATTCTTGTAGGGTTTTCTCAAATTCACCACGCTTCAATTGTTGCTCTTGCTGACGCTTGTCTGCTTCTGCTTTCAACTGTCGTAGTTCTTCTGGGTCTCCTAAGTCTTCATAAGGCTTTAGTAGTTTCTTCTGAATAGACCCTTTCATACGGGCCATCATATTATCTACTTCTTCCTGACTGTAAGTTTTAGTCGCTTGTGCCTGATTTCCATCTTGTGGGATTGCCGCATCAGTTGCGTCGTTGTATTCGTTTGTAGCCAATGTATTTTCTGACATTGTGACATCGCCTCCTTTAGAGTGTTTAATATGTTTATTTATATGAATGACAAAATATCACTCAGATAAACGGGTTCTTATATCATTTAATTGTTTTCTATTCTGTTGGATCAACACCTTGACGGGTGTTGCAAATTTTCCATAGCCAGGATATGAAAACAACCATTCTGATTCTTGATCATCACAGTCTAATTCTGTAGCCATTGCTTCAACTACTGAATCAGGATAATCTACAATGTACATTCTAGCATGGAACTTGCCCAGGGGCTCTAATGTATCACTATCTTGCCAATTGACAATGTCAATTAGATCTTGTTTATATGCTCTAAGACTCCAAGGACACTCTTGTTGAATGCTCTCAAAGTATTCTAGCCAATTAACGCTTTGGTGGCTTCTTGCCTTTTCCACGACCACGGCCCATTGCTTTCTTCATCATCGCTCGCTCCTCTTGTGTTTTATATGTTGGATGTATCCAATTTGTAGTGGTATTGCTAATGTAGTCTGCTACCTTGTCTGCTATCTTCATCAAACGAAATAAGTCTATTTCACTGCGAGCCATATTGTTTTCTATTTTGCCTAGCATTGAATTACAGCCTCGGTGTAGAACTCTTCTTATTATTCCAGATCTATGATCGTGGTCCAATACTGCCTTACCTTCATCAATGATATCATCACATAATCCACATCTATGTTCCTGTTGTTCTAGTAGATAATTTCTAACTGCAGGAATCTCTTTGTATTTTAATTTTTCCATTAAGGATTATTCTTCTACTGCTTCCCACTTGGCACACCAATAGACTGCACGAACTGGAGCGTCAAACTTGGTACAATACATTTCACCTGGCTTGTAGTATTCACAGTTGCCACAGTTCTGTCCTTGAGGAACTTCTGCGTTAGTTGCTGGTTGGTAAGCCGCAGGCAAGTTGGCATTTATTTCTTCACCATCTTCATATAGTCTACCTGGCTGTGGGTTAGGATCTATGAATGGTAAATCGCTTTTCTCTTCACCCATCCACTCTAGGATATGCTCATCAATCTTGCGTAATACCACAGGGTCAGTGGCTGTGTTCTTAGCACTTTGTAATTGTGCTATCTCACTACCTGTATCGCGAATGTTAAAGGAACCTGGATAGTCAATGCTTCCCATCCATTGTTGTCCCATATACATAAACCAGAATTGCCACATTTGTTCTTCGGCTAACTCTAGGTTGTCTGCTTTCTCACTAAGGCGAGCATTAAGCAATTGGAATTCTGTTTCCATTGCAACACCTGACATTGTACGGCTTTCTGTGGCACGAACGGCACCAGTGTTGGCCATCTTGTCTATGCTGGTGATTGAATGTTCAATGGCTTTGTAGATTGAATCAATACTTGCACCACCAAACTCTAGAATGTATGGCTTCAAGCCTGGATCCAAGTTCTCTGGCATATGGATTAAACTGCCAGCACCAATGCCTGCCTGTGTCTCAGGTGTCTTAACTAGACTAGGATGACTGTCTAGTCTAATACTTTGTTCTACTTCTGAGGTTGCGTTGTATATAAATTTTTGAGCGTCCGCGATGTCCGTCAAATCACTAATTCCAAAACCGCGAACAATACTGCGTCCATTGTAGGCACATACTGCTGGTATCTTGCCTAAGCCATTGGCTTCAATGATTTCTTCTACAATTTGATCTGTTCTAACATTCACTGTGGTAGTGCGAATTTCTGACATTGTCCATTCTTTAACAATACTTAATTCGCCTGTGGTTTCTTCTAGGTAGCGAATGTAAACAAGTTCAATCTTGCCGCTTGGCTGTCTTGAATACTGCCAATCTAACATTGCCAATGGTGTTAGTAGACTTACATAAGGGCGAACGCCTTGTGCTTGTTCGTCTGCCACTGTGACTGCACCAACATTAGGCTTGCTTACTATGATCCAGCAATGTCCAAACACTGAAGCCCAGGTAGCCACATCCTTCATAAATGCGTTTAGACTGCGTCCATCAAAGTCCGCATCACGCAAGAACATTTCTAGTTCAAATGTCATACCATTGTTGTCGAAATCTCTAATAGGT